TCATTGCATAGCCCTATCTATAGTGCGATTATTAGCACTCTCAGTTCTATAAATCTCAATAGTTGCTTGAGCTGAGATCAACTGCCATTTAAGAGTTTCTTCCAGCTCTATAGCTGCTTTAATGCCATGCAGGATAGCAATGTAATCCTGATGCGCCTTTGCATACATCTCCTTGCCTGTCATAGTAGATTCTGTAGATTCAGCCATTAATAAAGCCATCTTGCTTTTCAGAAAATGCTCTAGATAAGTCCTATCTGCCTTTGCTTTGCCATAGATTGCGCCTTGCTTGAAGATGAATTTTCTTGCTTCTTGTGCTGAGTTTTCTGTAGCTTCCATAATCTTTCCATTTCATTTTGTAATATAACCCTAGCTTCCCATCCTCTTTTTTGCTGCACTAGGTCTAATTGTTTCCGCCTCTTATCTAGCGACCAAGTTAGAAGCTCTCTTGCCTCACACTCTTTGCGCCATTCTTCAGAATATTTATCTATCATGCTGCCTGTTTATTGATAAAGGCATGAATCCTCTGCCTAAACTGCGCATAGCTCTCCCCTGCTGATGGATTTAAGCCTAGTTCTCTACCTTTAGCTATGGTTAGCTCATCTGTAGAATACCAAGGGATCTGAGGCTTTCTAATCTCTTTTGGAGTTAGATCAAGCTCATCCTCAAACCTATAGCCATTTAGCCAAGATGCAGGATAAGGAATGAACTCTTTTTCTGTATTCTTGAGCTGCCAGTATTTAATATGATTAGGCAATGCTTCCATAGCTTGTTCTTGATCTTCATAAGATAATTTCTTCCAAGCTCGCTCTGCATCTTTCCTAGCCATCTTTTTAGGATAAAGCTGATACCAATCAATGAATTCCGCCATTTTGTTTCCTTAGCTTGTTTTGTAATTTTTCAAAAATTAATTGTGATTTTAAGAGTTGGTTTTGATCTGCGAGTTTAACCAGTAGATTAGCTGCCTCAATAAAAGTAATCTCATCTAATGGCACATATGGCTCACACTCATTTACTAACTTTTCTGCCAGCTTATAGGCTTCTGCAATCATGCCATCATCCATTTTCCGATTTGTAGTCCTATGTAAGTTGCTATACCAATCATATAAAGAATTACTGCTACAAACTCTACAAGCATCAAAGGCACATCTCTTTGAATGAATCCTGCCAAAGTCCATAATGCGCTACCAATAAAGCTAAGGAATAGATTTGCTGGATAGATATTAAAGCTGGTTAAAGCAATCCCAAGCAAACAAAGAATAGTTCCTGCCCATTTAATTAGTTCCATATCAGCCCAATATATCTTCTGCAGAAATACCTTTTTCTGCCATGATTTTTCTTAATTTCTCTAAAGCTCGCTTTTCAATAGAGCAGATGCTTTTCTCATTTAAAAACATCTTTTCCGCTACCTGAACACTTGTCATCTCATAATCACCATATGACATTTTGAATTTATTTGATTCCATGATGCTCCTCTATCTCCTTAACAATTAATGCGAACTCTCCAGCGCCAATTAGATCAGCCCATCCTTTATGGATATTCATTATCTCTTTTGTATTCATTGGCTGCAGATCTTCAAACCAGTTAAACCAACCAAGAAAAGGTATAGGCTCAAGCATTTTTTCTCTCTTTCCTAAAGACTGTAGGGTAATCAAGATCGGAATAGTCTTTAGTCCAATCTTTCTGTAGTAATTTTTCTACTGTTTTCTTTCTCTGATGCTGCTTGAATACTTGTCCAAGCTCATAGCCTAATTTGTAGCTTTTGCTAACTTGCTTAGGTGCTGGAGCTGCAGGCACTAGGCTAATTTGTAAGTTGATTGTTTGCATATTGTTCCTATTGTTTAGTTGAATTGATAACCTCTATTGCTGATTGATAGCCATGCTTCCAAATAAATTCTAAATCTTCTTTGGTGTATGGCTGCCCATTGGCTTTTAGTAAAACTGAAGGAACTTCTTTTACTTTATTGAATGAGTTGTAAATGATTAAAGCTAACTCAGTTGCAATGACTACAAAGTATGCAGCCCACCATGATCCGCTTGCATCAAGCTGCCACAATGCAAAAGCGCCTACAAAGTAAATCATAAAACTCCTTCACAGTTGAACTTCTACAATCATAAACCATATTTGTAGAACTATGTAGAAGATTAGCTATAGGGCTTTCCCTAGTCCTAAAAATATATGCAAATATCGGACAATCAATGTCCTATTTTTGCAAAAATAAATTAATTAAATCAATTATTTAACACGCTTTTTTGCTTTTAACTTACTACTATGTTAGAAGCAATAACAAAGTTAATTTCACAGAAAAAACAAAGTAATTGTTGTAACTGTGAAAAACAATATTAGAGCTGTATATAACTTTCCCGATCAGGAATATTTGCATAAATTTTGTGCAAAATATTACACAATTTACCGATCAGGCAATTTTTGTAAAGAAAATTTAAAGGATTGTAAAGTTTATTAAATGATTCATTAATAAGGCTTTAAGCTAGTTAAGGCATCTTTAATAAGTCATATGTTTATTTTTTTGAGTTTTTTATACATATAGGCATCAATATGTATATGCAATCAATACTTATGACTATGAGTTGCGCAATTTTTTCTTGGCAAGAATGGATTTTTTTCTGCAGGAGTAAGAGCAGTAACCTCTTTTCCTAGAATGAATGAAATCAAGCAATGCGAAAAGAATTCCACAATGGCATTCAATCATTTTTGGCTTTGGTTTCATCAGTAGATTATATAACTACTATAGTATTAAAAGCATTAGTAGTTATTACTTCCTTTGAGGATGAGCAAACCTAGCCTTAACCTAGATTTGCCTTCATAAGTTCTTCCTTCTCGGAATCGCCTTAACCCGCCAGTCTTTCAAGGAATCGGCACTAGCTTCGCCACCGATCTTGCGCTATTACATCCTTTAAACCCCCAGTAGCGCTTGTAATTTAGTTGCTGGTGGTTTTCATGTCCCCAACTAAATCCTGCAGAAAAAGAAAAAGCCCTTTAAAGCTATCTCTAAGATGGAATTGCTTATTAAAAGACCCCAGTAACTTTTAGTAAGCACTCAAAGACAGCCCCAAAAGGCTCTTTACTAGGGTAAGTAACAGGCAGATTCCACTCTGCTAGTAAAAATTATATATCAGAATTCAAATTCTTTGTAATCATACCTACCATTAGGCTTTTTAAACCAGCCAATTACTACAATTCTCCAGCCTGATCGGATGATTTCAGGCAAATACTCTGATTCCTGAATCTTGCGCATCCTAGCAGCCATATTGCTTTTGCTTGTGATCTGTATGCCTACTGTTTCTTCATTGCCAACTGCTAAAACATCAAAGATCCCAAAAAGATCCTTTTTCCGCCTAGTAAATGAGTTGTAGCTTTCAACAACTGTGCATTTATAGCCCATTTCAGTATATAGGGCTATTGTGCGCTGATTTAAGCTACTCAAAATCTGCCTGTGAGAGTTTGCCTTCAGATGCAGCAATGATGGCGCTATGGTGCTTTTTAGGCACTTTGCCACCCCTCATACCCCAAGCATATACAGAAACATATTTGCAGCCAATCTTCTCTGCAAAGTTCTTGATAGAGCCAAAAGTAGCTACACCTTTGCTAAATTGGGTTTGTGATGCTGATTCCATGATCTCTCCTTAGTGAATTCTCTACTATTCTACAATAATTCTTGTAGATTCAAGTAGTTATGCCATATTAGGGTTTTCCTTAGAAAAATATTCTACAAAATTGGCAATTCTCTACATTTGCATGATATGATTTCTACATCTACACAAGAAAGGAAACAAAATGCAAATTATCGAATCAGCAACAAATACAAGCAAAGGCATGACCCTTACTTTTGAAAATGGTTACAGAGCAATAGTTTCAAGATTCAATGGGCGCATTAGCATTACATTGTTTAATAATGCTGGTAGAAATGTTAGAGCTAATACAAATATTGATAGTGTATTAAAACAAGCAACAAAGAATTTTTTAAAGATTTAATAACAAGAAAGGAAACAAAATGAAACAATTTCTACAAGGCATCATCCTAGGCTTAATTGCCTTTGGCATTCCTACTCTAGTTTATGCGCTGAAAGTAGGCGCACTATGAAACCAATCAAATCTATCTTTTGGCATATCTTACAAATTGAAATACAAGCTAGAAAGGCAATGAAAAAAAATGGATAACTATGATCGCTGGTTAATGGCAGGCGCAGATGATGGAATGGATGAGCAAGATCGCATAGATGAAGAACAGGCTCGCCTTCTAAAAGAAGAAAATAATCCTGATGATTACAACAACTTCATAGAAGCTATTACTGAAGATTGCCTAGCTCCGCATTGTGATGCCATAGAAGAAGCTCTCAAGCAAGATGATAAGGCTAAGATTGGATTAATCATTAGCGCTGCTGTCTATACCTATTGGGAAGAAAAATCTTTAGAAGAAGCACAATTATCCGAAGAAGGCGGATTTTTAATATGACAAATCAATTTTTAGAATTAGCAAAAGTAGATGTATCAGATCGAGTTAAACAAAAGCAATCTTTTAAATATCTAAGCTGGAGTTATGCAGTCCATGAGTTGCTTAGTAGAGATCCACAAGCCACTTGGGAATACAAAGAACCAGTAACTTTTCCTGATGGCACTATGATGGTTTTCTGCGCTGTTACAGCTTTTGGTAAAACAATGACTGCCCAGATGCCAGTAATCAATCTAAACAAGCCAATTCCTAACCCTAATGCAATGCAAATTAATACCGCTATGCAAAGGGCTTTGACAAAGGCAATAGCGCTGCATGGTTTAGCTTTGTATATTTACCAAAATGAGGA